TTACACCAGACGATCAAGGAATTGTTAGGATTGCAAGATGTCATGCCTATGGGTTCAAAGACGTTCATGGAGGACGTTGCATATCAGAAGGCCGCTATTAAGGAAGCCCGAAGAAAGGGTGTTCATACTATTGCGATACGTCCAATCTCTGATAAACGTGCTAGATTTGAAACTGCCGCAGTTCATATCAAATCAGGTCAGGTTAAATTCCCAATGGTTGAGAAGAAAGACAACACAAAAGACGAAGACACACCACTTCAGACTATGTTTGATGAAATGTTTGGATTTGGTATTGAAGACCATGATGACTTAGTTGATGGATTGACCTATTTGATTTTAGGTATGTTTGGAAAAAAACAAGGTTCTTCTGGAGTAGGAAAGGGTGATAGAATATAAAATGCTATTGTGATGGCTTAGTAGATGCTGTATAATATATGTTATATGGCGAGACTTACTGAGAAAGAGATAAGAGAAAAGATTACAGATATGTTCTTGCTTCAATATATTCCTGCAATGAGAAAAGAGTTTAGTAATTTTATTAAGTCATCAGATTCAGATATGGTTGCCGCATCTTTAGTGTCTGAGATTACAGGTGTTCCCATAGGAATAAAACTTGGTATACTGAAAGTAGTAAAACCCACTAACGAGATTATTGATAAACTCGTAGATTTATATGAAACAGAAAAAGCAGAAACAAAATAAAAGAGACTATGGAAAGTTGACATTTATCTCGTGCGGTTACTGTTCTCGTGATATCATAAAAGAAGACGAAAAAAACAATGAGATTTTTATGAAAGACGGAAAGCCAATGTGTATGATATGTCGAGCTACAAAACTCTCAGAATTTAATAAAGAAATCAAAGGAAGTAAGAGAGCTATGAAGAGAGATTTGAAGAAAGTCAATAAAAATTTTGATAAAGAGGAAACAAAAAGAGTTGTCCATGTTTCTGCAGAAGCACAGGCAGTAGTGGAAAAAAAATTAAATAAGTAATATAATTTAACTATGATAATTAAAAACTCATTTCCAAACGAATCAGAAGTAGAAAGAATGAAAACTCTCGAAAATTTCGAGAAGTTATATAACAACGAACAGCAAGAAGTCTTGTTGTTACATGAACTTGTTAGAAAACAATATGAAAAAGAAGTTGACCTTGTTTATTTAAGTCATGCAATCCCCTCAAAGGTATCTAATTTTTATGGTGACTTTGTTCAAGGTGATGTAGATAGAATGACTTTAGATTATCTTAATGATAAAAGTAATGATAAAACATTTGAAGATATCATTGAAGATAATAATATTAAAGAGAGTATTAATGATTGGGCTACTACTCAATCAAGTGATGGATATACTGTCTTATTAGGATATATTGATAATAGTAAATATTATATACAAGAGGTTGACCCTGACCAATATTTTCCTCAGAGAGATGGATCAGTTATTTTTGCTACATACTTTAGAGATTACTTAAATATAAATCCTGCAGTAGAAGAATCTGAAGCTCCTCTTTTACTTTATACTCAACATTATTCTCATGCTGATGAAAAAGTAATTATTAAACGACAAGTTTGGACTACTGATGTAGAAGGTAAAGCTTCTGAAGATTTAGGTGAAGATGTTTTAAAGAGATATTATCCTGATGCGTTATCAGAAGAAAATATTGAAAAGATGTCACGTCTTCCTATTGTTCAAATTGATAATGGAAAGAGAACGAAATATGGATTTGGAAAATCAGATTATGTTGATATTATGCCACAGCTTGCAGAAATTAATGAAAGACGAACTCATATTGCTACTCAATTGTTGAAAAACTTAGACGCTAAATTAGAACTACCTGAAAGAGAAGATCTGAAAAATGATCAGGGAGGATTAAAATATTTTGATTACATCATGCGTTCTGATAAAGATGAACCTGAAACTAGATATATTATAAATGAGAATCCTTTAATGGAAGCTTCAGAAATTCATATTACATCACAGTTAAAAATGGTTTCTTATATTACTGACGTTCCTATGTGGACATTGTTAGAAGGAAACTTTCCTGAAACTGTTGGAGGAATGAGAATAAGATTATTTGGTGCTATTAGAAAAACTACTCGTAAGCGTTCAAAGATTTCAAAAGGTGTTCAACAAATTATATCTATAGGATTTATGATGCTTGGTAAAGAAATGCTGGGTGATCTTGAATTAGTTTTTTCAGATGTTTTACCTAATGATGACTTATTTGATGCACAAGTTGAAGAAATTAAAGGAAGATCAGGTGTTACTTCTCAAAGGTCATCTATGCGTAGATTAGAAAACTATACTGAAGATGAACTTGATGTTGAAGAAGCTCAAATTAAGAAGGAAAATATAGAATCAGGTGTTGTAAACCCTGCAGATACTCCTGAATTGACTTAGGCTAGATCTTTGATATGATTAATCTATGAAAACATATCAAAAAATAACAATAATTTTAGGAGTAATAATGCTAACTCTAGGATTTGCTAAAAGTGCAGATGCTATAATTTATATGCCACCACCAGCAGATAATTCTAGATATTTACCTGTTGAAACTCAAGAGGTAGAAAAAGTTATTTCAGAAAAAATAATAATAGAAGAACCTGTTAATAAAGTAACAAAAACTGTTCAACCAAAAGTAGAAATTGTAGAAGAATCAATTGTAGAAGAAGTTGTTGTTGAAACAGAAGAAGTTACAAAAACTAATGATGAATTATTGTTTGATTTATTTAAAGAATTAAATGTAGGAGATGATTTTATAAATCTTCTTATAAAACTTTTGAATGAATCAAAAATAGAGGTGTCAGCTTAATTATTAAATTCAATCTTCTTGGGGTACAATCTTTAAGATTAATCCGATGGGGTTCTCCCCCACGAGGATTGAATTAGTTATATATCTCGTAGACGTTTTTTAAAAAAATATTAGACGTGGGTTCAACTCCCCCCATGTCCACAAAAAAAGGTGTATAATATAAATAGGAAATAGTACATTGAAAGGAGGAATGTATAATGAAAAACCTAAATAAATTACGAATTGATTTAATGGAACAAACCATTGAAGCCCTTGGAGAATCGAATCGTTATTTATTTGGATCGTTTCATGGCAGACCGCCAATAAATGACGAAGAATTAATCATGTGGTTTATAGAAAACGGCGGAGCTGCAAAATTCCGCAAAAAAAAGGAGGAACTTAAAGATGAGTAGAAAAGCAAATGCTAGAACTCGTCATCACAGAAAGCCACAATCAAAAGGTGGTGGTAACGAAAAAAGAAACATCGCAATAATAAGGAGATGCGAACATCAAAGTTGGCACAACTTATTCGGAACAAAAAACCCAGATGAAATTGCTGAGATTATCAATGGCAGATTCATCGACCCAGACTATATGTTAGTCTGCAAAAGGAGGTGATCAATTCTACGCAAGACTAATCCTCTTGCATGGGAACAGTAAAAAAACTGTTCCCTTTTTTATTTAGTAGTTGTATAATATATGTATATGAAACTTAACGATATTTTTGATTTTATCTTAATGATATTTGTTATTATTTTAGTTTTATCAATTTATATCTTTTTTTATTATTCAATCACTAATCTATTTTTAAAATAAATATTATGAAAATGCCAGAAACAAATCATATTAATAGAAAACCAATACCAGAATATGTGGAATCAAATATTAAAAAACTTGAGGAATATCTTAAAAAGATTAATTGGAATGTTTTTGCAAAAGTTTATCTAATTATACTTGGTTACGTTTTACTGACAGTATTTGCCCTAATGATGATCATAGGAGTTGCTAATTCACTAGTTAATATAATTTCTTAATGCCTATATTAGAAAAAAATAAAAGAGCAATAATGGAAAAGATAGTTACTGAAGCAGACCTTGAAGGTCTTTTATCTATCATTGCAAAATTAGATGAAGAAACAAAAGCTGAAGTTTTAAGAGCAATTAGCTCATCTTTAAATATTGCCAAAAAAAATGCTAGTATCTCATCGATCAGAAAAATTGTTAAAGCTAGTGATACAGAAATTAAGGATTGGATAGTTACTGCTGTTGCCGTTTCATATTTAAAAGGTTCTAATTTGATGTTAGCTGATTTGCAAAAGTTATCTGCTAATCCTGTATCAGGAGATGTAGCTGTTGAAAAATGGACTGCTCAAAAAATTACACAGATAGATTTGTTCTCAATTCAAAAAGACGCTGTTAATGCTTTAATTTCCGATACTTATTTAGACTTTGCTAATGGAATGAATGGTTTAGTTAAAGGAGTAGAACATCAATTAAACGATGCACTTCGAAGACAAGTTCGTGCTCAACAAGTAGCAGGTCAAATTACAGGAAGCACTATTAAAAATATTGCAAAAGAAACTAAAGAACTTTTAGGTGATCAAGGTTTTTCAGTATTGATAGATAAAGGTGGTAATTCTTGGACTCTAAAAAGGTATTCTGAAATGTTGGCCAGAACTCACATAATTAAATCTGCCAATGAAGGTGCTGTTGCAAGAGCTTTAGCATTTGGAGTTGACACAATTCAAATAAGTACACACGAAGGAGCATGTCAAATATGTACTCCATACGAAGGAAAGATTTATTCTATAGGAGGTGAAAGTGAGAAATATGAAAAGATAACACTTCAACCACCATTCCACCCAAATTGTAGACATACGATTCTTCCACGACCAGATTTAGATAAAAAATAAAAATTATTGTATATAAGAGTTGTGTTTTATTGTAAGAGTCTGTATAATTTAGTTATAGATTTTTTTCCGACAACCGATTCGGCTCATTAAGAGAAATATCGGAAGCTTGGTTTAAATCCAAGGTGTTTACAAACATAAAAAAAAAATTATGGATTATATAGAAATTAATGGGAAGAAATATAAAATCGACCCTGCTGACAATACAAAAGCATTACTAGATAA